CTAAACAAGCTATACCAATAACTACCTTGATATGCATTCCACCGTTAGATGTGGTTGCTTCCGGCAATCTAATGTAATTTGTATCTGCCATAGCGACATTTACCATAATAGTAGTGTCACCGGTCAGGTCACTGTAATCCTTGTTGCCAGTCGAAGTAATATACTTAAAATTCTTTCTCTGTATCATAGTAGAATTGCTTAAGTCAATCTCTCTTTTTAAGTTTTCTAATAGAGCTTGAGTTCTCGCCAAGCCCACTCTTTTTGATCCCATAATTTAAAACCCTCCATTTATGTGTTTATAATTTAGGTGAGACAAAAGATACACTCCTGCCTCGCCTATAAATAGTTTTCCACATAAAGAAGACCCCCACCTTTTTCAAGGCGGGGGCTTTCTGTGTCACGTTTAGCCGTGCTTTTTACCTAATATGTAACAATTGTTTATCTATTAGGAAGTAGCGCCTGCTTGGCCGAGCATACCTCGGACAACAACGAGTCCGTACATATCAGGACGCACCATCTTCTTGGCATAACGCGTCATGACTCCCTTGCGGGGCACGAAGTCTTCCGGTCCAAAGATTGTGGGCGTGGTCTGTAGTGGCACATAAGGTGCGTATACATATCCGCTTTCAAGGAAAGAGGATCCACGTCGACCAACCAAGATGAGGTTACGATAGAAATACGGATCAACGTACACATCGAACTTCTTGGTTAGAGAGCCAACCTTAACAGCACCGATGGAACCACGCTCGTCGTCAGCAGTGACGGAAGCACGGAATCCAGCAGTGAACTCAAGGATGTTAGCCATCTCCGGTCCGCAAACGATGAAGTTTGCCCCGCCGCGAAGTGTCTTACGATGGATCTGGGCGGACACATCATTGATGGTCTCAACCAGGGTCTCGTACCACTCAGAGACGGTACCGGTGAAGTCGGGAGCAGCCGAAGATGCGCCGATTTCATTACCCGTTGTGCGATTGACAAAGAGGCCCGGTGAGCGTGCCCAGTAGTACGTACCAGCGGTAGCACCACGAACAAGATCTTCGAGGATCTCCTGATCAATCTCAAGAGCAATTTGCTCGGAGAGAATTGACGTAAGCTCAACCTCAGCATCAAGGTTGTGGTAGGCGTTGAGGTCTTGACCCAACTCCGGTGTCCACTTAGCCTTAAGCTTCTTAGTCACAGCGGTCACAGCCACGGAATCGACTTTGATATCGATCTCGGGAATGTTCGCGTTGTTTTCAAGTCCCCACGGATCGTCACCGACCACGGCTCCAATAGCACCACCGTTGACAAAGTCGTCAGTAATCGGATAAGAGAACCCAATTGCTGCGCCTGTCAGGGCGCTCGTCATCGTTCCAGCGCTAACTAGACCGTCATATGATGCGAACACCACAAGAGAACTGCTCAGGTTAGAGCCGCTCATACGAGTCAGACGACGCAACATTGCCACACCAGATGCGGAACCAGAAAGACGACCTTGGCCGCCTGCTTCTGAATCGCTAGAGCCAGTGCAGATGATGGCGTTAAGGTTTCTGTTACCATTGCTGGCATCAAAGTCCGTAAGGGTATTGACGTTAAGCGTGCAAACACCCACAACAGAAATGCCCTCTTGAAGCTCGATATCCCACTCAGCAAGCTTCGGAATTTCACCCGCAGATGCACTATAGACACTAGCGGTAACGAAGTCCAGGCGAGAGGAATTTGTCGCCGGACTTACCGAGCCTGTCGGTGACGCATAACCGTTGTTAAGGTTATACGGCCCTTCACTGCCCGTAACTCCATCAAGCCTCACACCACCGGTGATCTGGGCACCAACACGGCCACCACCATACAGTGACTCTTCGTCACCTCCGGGGGTACCGTAACCCAAACGGGGAAGACCTGCACCATTAGAAGAAACAGTGAAGTCAAGGAAGAAAATGAGGCCACTAGGCAAGCTCATCGGCTGAACGGAAACGAGATCGTTAGCGATCAGACCTGCGAAGACGCGACGAACAATGGGGAATGCGACGGCTGCAAAACCTTCGACATCACCACCCTTCATGGTGCTTGCTTCGCGAAGTAGTTCTTTTGCTTGGTTCTCAAGCAATCGCGCCATTGAACTGCGGGACGCCTCTCTCGAGATTCCCTCCAGAAGACCGGTCTTCTCCCACTTGGAAAGAAGAGCATGGCCCTCTGCGCGCATATCACGGTTGACAATACCTTCTGTCAACCTTTCTACAATACTAGACATTTTAAATCACCTCCTTATATTTTTTATGATTGTTTTATTCCAGCTAGTTTTTTCATCCGATCCGACCAGGGATCCGATGCCGGCTGCTCGTGGCGAGTAGCGCGGATAACAGAAGAACGACGACTAATTGCTTCGCCCAGCGATTTCGGGCTACGCCTAGGCGCAGCCTCCACCGTGCTTTGAAGCGTGTCAAATATAGTACGTGCTTCTGCTACAGAACCGGCGCTTGAAATAGCTTCGGCAATTTTATTTTTTTGCCGCTCATTTAGGGAGGTATTTCTCAATACACGGTTCGTGTAAAGCAAGCGAGCATTGGAAAGGTTTACTTCTTGTAAACTTTCTTTTAGCTCGTTAAGTGCTTGCTTATATTTTGTGTTTTGCTCTTTGAGTTGTTTATTTTCTCCAAACAACTCTTCTTGAGCTTTGTTCAAATCTTCTAAATCTTCTTTTGTCTCACTGGTCTGAGCGCCAGCAAGTGCTCGCTCCTGCTCATCCTTGAGTTGGGTTGTGGGGCGGCCGGCCCATCCGCTAAGTTCGGGGGCCATATCGACAGTTAGTTTTTCAAGGATGGAATCTACGAGGGAATCGAGGTTTTCGTCGGTTCCGCCAAAATCTGATGCTTTATCTTGATCACTAACTGCTTCGACAGGCGATTCGCCCTCTTCGCCTTTAACATCATCCTCTTCTTCGATTACATCTTCATCGTCTTCCGAAAGAACATCAACAAGATCCTCTTCGGTAATCTCGATTTCTTCATCTAGATCGTCGCCAAGTGCTTTCACTGCTTCTTGGAGAGCACCAAGATCGATAGTAATACCCACTTCTTCGCCCTCAGCGGGGAAACCAGAGAGGTTCTGGCCGTCCATTTGAGAAAGATCGACGGTCGCGGCTAGCGGGACATCATCTCCCTCAACGATCTCTTCGTCAATGGGAATTTCTGTATCATCCAAGGGGATATCGAGCGGAGGAGCTTCGGGCATTTCCGCGCCCATATCGGGTGCTGGGGCCATTTCTTCCTCTTGCTCTAGAATCGTCTCTAAGGTGTTTCGCACTTCAGCTGAATACTTCTCAATAACAATATTTTCCGCATTTTTAAGTGCTGCCGCACGTAGGGATTTGGCGTCTACAATAGCTTCGCCTAACATATCAGACATAAATCAGCTCCTAAAGTGATAATATTTCAAAAATAAATAGTACTTTGTATCGCGAAAGTCACTTTATTATTAGGTACCCTTGGTGCCAATCACCCACCAATTCTCACCATCTGGTTGAACTGTGCCCGACATGTTGTTGTAAGCCATTCAGGGTGCCCTCTTAAATTAATTAGAAGACGAACCAGTTAGTACCATTGGAATATAAACTAATTGCCGGCATTGTACCGGTAAGAGTATACGTTGAACCCCCATCAAACGTATAAACATCTGTTACTGAGCGGGTAAGCGTGATATTAGAAAGGCCACGTGGGGTGGTTTTTTCATCTTTAATCACCAAAACGGCGCCGGGTGAGTACAATGTAGGATTCGGAATAGTTAAATATACGTTATTGGGGGGAGTTGCCTGGGCGGTGATCCCTAAAATATATTCGCTGGTTGAAGCCGTATAATGGCTACTCGTAACATTGGTATAGCTTCCCCCAAAGCCCTTTACAAAGGTCTGTTGAGTGTAAGCACTAGCTGTCAGGTAGGCGGTGGCATTGACGCCGCCGGTCCACAATTCAAAGCTTCCCGTTCGCGAGTGAGTGTCATCGACACTGTCGCCAAAGAAGGTGGAGCCGGTGGCATCGATGATGGAAACATCTCTGTATTTAAACACGCTAGCGCTAATGGTGCCCGTAACCGTAAGGTTGCCAGACAATATTAAATGCGAGGGCTGGTGGCCATGCGCAGACGCGGTATAAAATATTAAGTTATGGGAGCCGGTCGTATGACCTACGCTGTCTCCGATGAACTGCAGGGAGCCGGTTGGCCCCGAACCAGACCCATCTCCTGCATCCGCGCAATCTACATATGCCCACCCGAAGCTTGCCATGTTTAGCTAACTCCTGCAGAACCTGACCAATTCGCGCCTTCCGAAGTTTGTGTCCTAAATGCCTCAATACTTGTGAGGCCCGCAATAATATCCACGTCAGTTGATCCCGATATCCAAATCGAAGATACCTTCAGTTCCAGCACTCCGCTGTCAGACAGCCCGTGGCCGTCTTCAAAGTCTGCCGCGCCAACTGTAAAGTAATTGTTTGTCGACCCGGTCAACCCGGCTAATGAAAATGCGACCTTGCAGGTGTTGGATTCATCTTTGTTGACAACTTTGAACCATCTAGCGACATATGGAAATGTAATTTCAAGATCGCGATGGGGTTTTGTGTCCGACTTACAATCAATACTGCCTGACGCCCAGGGCTTTCCACTAACTTGGTAGGCCCCTACATGGTTGAGGCCAACTTGCATGTTCCAATTTCCCATTATAAAACTCCTAATTTTTGACTTTCATTATAAATAGTCGCTATTTCCTTCTATCACGCCTTTGTTGTGCTTTGATCCGTTTTTGTTGTTCACGAAGTCGGGCGCGCTGTGCTTTTTTGCGCTTGTCGGCCTTCTTGACGGATGGTTTTTTATAGTAGCGGCGTTCTTTTGCTTGTTCTACTACTTTTTCTTTTTTAGTTTTTTTAATAAATTTTCGAATTAATCGATCCACGTTTCCGCGAGTTTCGCGTATATTAACTGACACATTTGTTGCTTTAGCCATTGAACTTCTCCTACTTCATTGCTCGCCATATGGCGGACGCGTCACCCAATAAAGAACTAATATCTACACCAGCATCGCGCGGGTCGCCTAAGTCGGTGCGCCCTTGAGCCGGCGTATGGCCCGAGAGCGGCTCAGTGCCTTCGAACAAGTTGACCCCATTATATGCATCCTGGCCGACAGCCTTCGCCATCTTATTGCGATACTCGGCAATGTGTTGTGTTGAGTTAGAAGGTAAAGGAGGCGGGGGCTTTTTGGGCGCGTGCTTCTCAAAGGGGCCCGGGGTGCTCCGGTGAGTGCTTTCGGTCAAGGTCGCTTGCTGTGTACCTTTCAATACTTCTGCCACCACGTTAGACAAAAGGCCCTCTTCTATAAGGGCTTCGTGAATACATTCTTTTACAATTGGCTTAATAAGCTGCTTTAAATCGTTCTTTTTCATATCACCTTCTTTTTGATTCCTGATAAAACTTTCCATCGATCATACGTTTGGGATTCGTTTAGTGCGCTATCCGGAACGCGACTGATCGTCTTCTTTTTATCTTTTGGTTCTTCTTCTTGTGCTCCGTCGGTCTTCTGTTGTTCGCCGGCGCCGGGCTCTTCGCGATGTTGTTTCCATGCTTCTTCCTCTTCGCGCTTCTTTTGAGTTGTGGCCGCATCCTCTTCGGCACTTTCTTCGCCTTCAGGTTCTGCACCTTTTGCCGTTGGGATATCCGGCGTAGGCATCTTTAAGTGCGAGTAATCTTTGTCTTTAACGTTGCCGCCTAAGAAATTTGCAATCCAATCCCACGCGCCAGTGGCGGCCTGGC